TTACGCCGCAATCGCTCCAAAGATTCCTTTCGGCGCTTGCTGGAACCAGACCTGAGATAACTAAATAATCATCGGTCGTTTCGCTCCCGAGGCGACCGAGCAGAATACAGAGAGGAACGCTAATGCCAATAGTTACAGCTACGGAACTTCGTGACGTGCTAGGCGTTAGCGTTTCTCTTTACTCTGACGCATATCTCGATCTTATGATCGCAAGTGCTGAGGGTGCGATCCTGCCGTTACTAACTGGATACCAGTCAGCGGTTACAGGGATCGAAGTCAAAGACGGCATGGCGTTTTATACGACTCAACGAATTAACTATTTCGTTCCGGGTCAAGCTGTAATCATTTCAGGTTGCGGAGCCGCGTTCGATTTAACAGTTACAGTTAACGATCACAGAATCGCGCCTTACATATTTACGACCGCAACAGCAGCACCAGATCAAATCTTTACACCTAAGATTCCCGCTGGACTAGCGGTACTTAATGGCTCAACAGCCGAGGATTTATATTCAGGCGTAGCGCCTGTAAAGTCGGCGATATTAGTCGTATCGGTCGAAGTCTTTCAATCCATCACAGCTCCGGGCAACACTTCGGCACAGGTTGACTTCAATCCATCGCCGTTCGTACTTGGTCGCTCATTACAGAATCGCGTAGTCGGTTTATTAGCTCCGTTTATTGACGTCGAAACTATGGGTCAATAATGCCAACCAGTATTCAGGCTAATGTTCGTGCGCCACTAGCGACCGCTCTCGCTGGCGTAACCGCGTCGGTCTATGAGTCAGTTCCCGAAGCAATAATCCCGCCAGCCGCAATTATCGTGCCCGGAACGCCCTATCTTGAGACAACACTTATTAGCAGCGCGATCCAATTAAAAGTTAATTTTACAATTTCAGCCGCCGTCGCGTACAACAATAACGCGGGCGCTCTCGATAATCTCGAGAAGCTAGTCATACAGATTCTCGCGGCTATTCCGTCGGGATATATTGTCGGCGACGTATCGCGTCCGTCGATCGTTGCGTTAGGTTCGAGTAATTTACTTATTTCGGATATTGACGTTAGCACTTACTACAAACAGGAAAACTAGGAGAACAAATGCCAACAACAATCGTAACAGGGCGCGATATTACTTTCACTATTGACGGTGATACATACGACGCTCAAGCAACAGCCGCAACCCTTACAATAGAGTCAACGATTAACACTTATCAGACACTTGACGGCAAGGCTTATTACACTACCGATTCACAGGGTACTTTTGACGTCGAAATGCTTGCGGACTGGACAGCTGGCGGATCACTAGCCGCTTCGCTATGGAACGCAGCTGACAGCGCACCTAATACACCGCTTTCAGTAGTGTTCACAGCCGCGAGCGGATCAGTCTTTAACTTTGACGTTCAGCCTATATTCCCTAGCGCTGGCGGCACAGCTCCAGACGCTCAGACTATTTCGCTGAGCTTTACTTGCGTGACAACTCCAACACTATAAGAAAAGAGATCGGGAGCATGAAGTTACAAATACATATCGAAACGAACGACGGGAAAACAGTTACCACGACAGCGCAACCACCAGAGTTCGCCAAGTGGGAACAGAAAACAGGATTCACAATCCAACAGGCTCAGGAAAAAATCGGAATTTCCGATCTAATGTTTCTAGCGTGGAACGCGATTAGACGTGAGGCTGGCGGTAAGCCCGTCAAACCTTACGACGTATGGTGCGAAATGGTGGTCGATATTACGGTCGGAGATACCGAAGCCCCAAAAGTTACAGCCGAGGAAGCCTAAGCTACTTAATCGTTGAGCTGTCGATCGCGACAGGAATTCCGATGAGTGAGTGGGTTGACGCGGCGGACATATTGACAGCGCTCGAGATATTGGAGAAACGAAATGGCGGAAAGTAAGGAAGTCGTTCAATACGACAAAGCCGAACTTCGCGCTATTACTGGAGCGTTTAAAGCGATGGACGATGAAGCCATCGCTCAGGCTAAAGAGCAATCGAGTGCGCTTGCCACATATTTACAGGGCAAAATTTTGTCGGCTGCTGGATCGCTTAATTCCGCTTCGGTAGCTGGTCGAATTGCTGAGGGTTCAAAGGTAAGTAAGTCATCTAAAATCGGCGAAATTTCATTTGGTTTTGCGGGTCAAAAATTTAGCGGCGGCGCAACTACTCGCGATTTATGGGGTGGCTCAGAATTCGGTTCAAATAAATATAAGCAATTCCCAATCTGGTCAGGATCAACTGGACGCGGATCGACTGGATATTTTATTTACCCAACGCTTCGAGCAGAACAGAGCTACCTAATCGCTGAGTGGGAAAAAGCGTTCACTAGCATAGTTAAGAGGTTTGACTAATGGCTGAGGGTTCAAGAACGCTTAAGCTGTCGATTCTTGCGGACGTTGATAATCTAAAAAAAGGTTTAACCGACGCTGGCGATACGACCGATTCTTTCGGAACAAAATTAGGCGGATTCGGTAAAGCTGCCGGACTCGCGTTCGCTGCTGCTGGCGTTGCAGCTGCCGCCTATGCTGGAAAACTATTGATCGATGGCGTGAAGTCGGCGATCGAGGACGAGGCAGCTCAAGCGAAACTGGCGCTCACATTAAAAAACGTCGCTGGCGCTACCGATGAAGCTATTGCAAATACCGAAATTTGGATTTCAAACATGGGTCGAGCGTTCGGCGTAACAGATACCGAATTACGTCCAGCTTATGAAAGATTAGCTCGAGCAACTGGCGACGTCGGAGAAGCTCAAAAACTCGCCACGTTAGCTATTGACATCGCGGCGGGCTCTGGAAAATCACTTGAAGCGGTAAGTAACGCACTCGGTAAAGCTTACGAGGGCAATTCTGCGGGACTAGCAAAATTAGGAATCGGATACAGCGCCGTCGAATTAAAGACTATGAGCTTCGATGAAGTAACTAAAGCTCTATCAGATACTTTTGGCGGACAGGCTTCGGCTCAAGCTGACACATACGAGGGCAAGATCGCTAGACTTAAATTGACATTTGACGAAGCTAAGGAAGGCGCGGGCGCGTTCATATTAGACGCATTAACTCCCTTAGTCGATTTTATAGTTTCTAAAGCAATTCCAATTTTAAGCGATTTAGGTTCGCAAGTCGGCGAAAAGTTAAGTCCAGTATTTGCCACTATCGGCGGATTTATTATGGAAACACTTATTCCATCTTTTACAGCTCTCTGGGATTATCTAAACAAATACATAATTCCAATTTTTAAAGTCGCGCTGACTCCGATCTTACAAGGGATTAAATCCGTATTTGGCGCAATCGGTGACGCTGTATCTGATAACGCTGGATTCTTTAAGATATTAGGCGTCGGCCTCACCGCGTTTCTAGTTATTGCTAAGCCTGTTGCTTCGTTTATTGGTACAACTTTTAAGGTGGCCTTTAACGGTATAGCGTTCGTAATCGACGCGATTTCGCTCGCCATGAAAGGCTTAGTCGCCGCCGTTAACCTAGTTATCTCGGGACTCAATTTACTGGTCGGCGCTTATAACATCGTCAACAATATAACAGGCGGTAAAGACTTACCTAAGATACCTAAGTTAGCAAATGGTGGAATGGTTGAGGCAAATAAACCTTACATCGTGGGAGAACGTGGTCAAGAATTATTCGTTCCATCGTCAGGCGGTCGCATAATTCCAAATAATCAATTAGGTAGCGGTGGCGGTAATATCTACATAAACGTATCCGGCGCGATCGATCAAGAGGGTACAGCTCGTCGGATTGTTGACGTGCTAAATAACAGTTTCTATCGCGGCACTAATGGCGCCAATGCGCTGGCGTTCTAATGACAGTATTTAACCCAGTATGGCGCGTAAAGATTCAAAGCGTCGAATATACGACTTACACGCTGTCAAATCTAACAATTACAAGCGGTCGAAATAACATCTACCAACAGGCTCAGGCGGGTTATTGTAATTTAGAACTATTAAACCTAACTCAGGCAATCGTCAACATAAACATAAACGATTCAGTAACGATTGAGCTGCAAGATTCGACCGCGACTTACGTTCCTATATTTGGCGGCACAGTCGTCGATTTCGGCGTAGAAATTATTACAGCTGGCGCGGTTGGAATAAATCAAGTGCTAAAGATAACCGCACTAGGAGCGCTAAGCCGCTTACCTAAAGCGCTGACCGACGGAACGTTAGTCCAAGATTTCGACGGCGATCAGATTTACCATATTCTCCAAGATTTACTTTTAAATAACTGGGGCGAAGTTCCGGCGGCTTTACAATGGGCTAACTACGATCCGACGGAAACGTGGGCGAATGCTCAAAACGTCGGATTAGGTGAGATAGATCAGCCCGGTAATTACGAGTTAGCGGCTCGGTCAGCTGATCGCGTCGATATTTATTCGCTTGTCGCAGCTCTCGCGACGTCTGGATTGGGCTACATATACGAGGATTCTCAGGGTCGAATTAGCTACGCCGATTCGACTCATAGATCGGTTTACCTAGCCACTTATGGCTACACCGAGTTAACAGCTAATCACGCGCTATTTAACGGACTAAAGATTGAAACCCGAGCTGGCGACGTGCGGAACGATATTACGCTCAAATATGGCACTAATTCCAATCAAGAAGTAAGCGCCGAGGATATTAACTCAATCAATCTTTACGGGCGTTTAGCTCAGGCAATTAGTACGACAGTTAAACATCAAGCCGACGCGCAAGATCAAGCCGATTTCTACTTAACGCTAAGAGCTGCACCGCAAGCTAATTTTACGGCAATTACTTACCAGCTCACTAATCCAGAGTTAGACGACGGCGATCGAGATTCGCTCATAAATGCGTTTATGGGATTACCTTTAAGAATAAGCGATTTACCGCCTAACATGGTTGCCGGAACGTTTCAGGGATTCGTCGAGGGCTGGACGTTTAAGGCTGCCTATAATGAAATCGCTATTACTCTAAATCTTTCGCCGATAAGTTATTCGCTTCAAGCTATGTCGTGGCAAGACGTTTCCATCGCGGAATCGTGGAATACTATATCCGGGTCTTTAACGTGGGAAACCGCGTTAGTCGTAGCATAAGGAGAAAACATGACTAATCCAACGAGTAACTTTGGCTGGCAAATGCCAACGAGCACCGATCTAGTTACCGACTTACCAGCCGACTTTGAGGTATTTGGTCAAGCGGTGGACACCGATTTCGTCGATCTATTAGGCGGCGCTAGTGGTTATATTTTGTCTAAGGCAAGTGCGACAGATTTAGACTTTGCGTGGATACCTAACGATCAAGGCGATATAACAGCGGTTAACGTAACTAGCCCAATCACAGGCGGCGGCAGCGCTGGCGCTGTAACTATTGGAATCAACGCAGCTACAACTAGCGTCGTCGGCGCGGTACAGCTCAGCGATTCGACTTCGACAACATCGAGCGTTCTAGCTTCTACGCCGACAGCTACTAAAGCAGCTTACGATTTAGCGGCTGCTGCTGCCCCAGCTTCAACGGCTGTCACTTTAAGCGGTACTCAAACTTTAACTAATAAGACATTAACAACACCAATTATTAACACACCAAAAATTTCCTCAACATATACAGCAAAAACAGCTGCCTATACTTTTGCCTCTGGCGATGAGGGTAATTTATTTTCGATGAATAATGCTGCTACTCAGCAATTTAACATACCCACAGACGCCACTTTTAATTTCGCTGTAGGTACAGAAATTAACGTGTTCTGGATTACAGGAGCGGGACAACCAACGATCGGCGCTGTAACACCGGGAACGACTACTGTAATTTCAACGGGCGCAACTAGCGCGACTCCAAAATTACGCGTCGCAAACTCTGGAGCTACCTGTAAAAAACTAGCTGCTAATTCATGGATCGTGTTTGGAGATATTTCCTAATGAGTCCAATGTTAGGAATTATGGCGAGTCAAATCTCGGGACACTTAGTACCTGTATTGCCAATTACGGCTAACTTGACAGGTCAATGGGACGCTTCTAACGCCAGTTCCGTAACTTTGTCATCTGGCAAGGTTTCGCAACTTAATGATTTATCGGGTAATGGTCGAAATATGCTTCAGGCAACTGGTGCAAATCAACCTACATATACGACAGCTGGGAAAAATGGTTTGAATACAATGACCTTTAGCGGTAGTCAATACTTGACTCCGTCATCTACTTGGTCACAAACTTACGCAACCATTTTCATTGTTGTAAAGTTTGATTCAGCCGTTAGCACAATGATTCCTGAGGGTTGGTCTAATTATCAATTAGATTTAACAAATAACTTTGGTTTTAATAATTGGGATTGGCAACTAGAGCCCGGCGGCGGGGGTACTGCTGTTCATTATGATGACGGTGCAAGTAATACAAACTGGAATTATTTCTCTTTGAAACGCCCCAACAGCGGATCAACTGCAACCGCTAAAGTAAACGGCGGTGGCACTTGGGCTGTACGCGGTGTACCTGGTGCGCTTTCAAACCTTGTCACAGGTAAACTATGGATTGGAACAAGAAACGATTTAGCCGTGCCTTTGACCGGACAAATAGGTGAGGTATTACTTTACTCAACCCTTATGTCAGATACCGATATTGCTATCGTAAACGCTTATTTATCCGCAAAGTGGGGAATCTAATGTACGCATTATTTAATTCTTTAAATGAATTTGCTACATGGCAAAGCCAAATTAGTAATGAACTTGGTTTACCAAATGACTCTGGAACTATTAACTATACAAACCCAATCGGCAAAATTGGAACCGATCAGGTTATCTCAGCTGTTGACGACTCCATAGATTTAACTAATTTAACAATACTTTCAAATCAAGAATTACAAGATGGAAAATGGTTAAGAGATTTGGCGATGACAATTAACCCTATTTATTACAAATTAAATGCTGAAACGGGAATCTGGGAAAATGAAACTTACTAGCTATAACGGCTGGACGGCTAGTAAAGATCAAGCCGAAATCGGAGTTAAGTCCTACGCGATACCGGGCACGACTCTAAAGATTCGTTGCGCCGAAGCTGTCGCACCCTTAATCGTCGGATTCTGTAAAGAGTTTAACGAACTGATCGAGCCGCTAGATGGCGGACAGCTTGACGACTGGGGTTACGCATTTCGCATGGTCAGAAATAGCACGGACAGATTAAGCAATCACGCGTCCGGAACGGCGATCGACCTTAACGCGACTAAACACGTTCTCGGAAAAATCGGCACGTTTCCAGCTGAGAAAGTTCCAATGATTCGCGCACTAGCTAAGAAGTACGGCTTATTCTGGGGCGGCGATTACAAGAATCGTCCCGACGAAATGCACTTTGAAATCAACGTAAGCCCACGAAAAGTCTTAGAGCTAATCGAAGCTCTGGGGTTAGGAGAAAAGTAATGAAAGAGCTAAAGGCTATGGCTGCTAGTTATGGACGATCGGCGCTCGCGGGAGCGTTAGCCGTTTACATGACAGGCGAAACCGATCCCAAGAAATTGGCGTATGGGTTTCTCGCTGGCGTCGTTCCGCTTCTAATGCGTTACCTGAATCCTAAGGACGTTACGTTCGGCGCTAAAGCGAGTGAACGCTAACGACTGGGCTGCGATGGGCGTGGCTATGGTCACGCTCCTTGCGGCATTTACAGCTGTTGTTCGGCATTTAGTTAAATACTACCTAAGCGAGCTAAAGCC